GAGGTTGAAGGATTGGTGAAGTTGGTTGCGCGAGGATTCAGGTATAAGAGGAGGGTCATGTTTAGGGCCTTCGAGAAGATGAGAATCCCGGGATATGTCCCTGTAGCTGCAGATATTAATGACCCTAACACTATGTTAGCTGGTTACAGAGCTAGACTGCTAAGGAACAACCCAGAACGAGATGAAGAGTGTATGAAAAAACTGCCCCTCTTCACAGAGAAACTCGTTGAATATATGTTTAAGGGCAGAAAAGCGAAGAGGTTGACTTTCAAAGACTGGATTGCCACAACCTCTTACAGTCTAGGTAGGAAAAAACAGTTAGAAATAATTGAAGAAAGAAATAAAGGTCGTTTACCTAGTTTTATAAAGTGTCAGAAAGTCAAAGGTTTTGGTAAGACCGAATGTAACGGGCAGTTTAAGACTCCACGGAACATCATGAGTAGGGTAGATGATGTTAAGGTTATATTTGGCCCAATATTTAAAGCGATAGAGCTTGTTGTGTACGAAAGCAAATATTTCGTAAAACATTTGACTGCTCAGGAGAAAATGGAGCGAGTAAAGGGCATGGTGTGCGGGTCTGGATTTTATTGTTTTGAATCCGATTATAAAGGTTGGGAATCAGTATTTGACCCGGAAATGATGAGAGCTTGTGAATTTATTTTGTATAAGAGTATGCTTTCAGAGAAAGATTTCAAGATGATAAGCACTGTGTTGGCAGGAAAGAACCGGATTAGAGGTCGCGGTTATAAGGTGGATTGTAATGGTAAGAGGTGTTCAGGAGAGATGAATACTTCTTTGGGAAATGGATTTTCCAACTTGTGTCTCACGCTATTTCTCATTTGGATGAAAATAGGTGAACCTGAGGATGTTGGAAAAGTCTTTGACCATTATGATGGTATCGTAGAGGGAGACGATCAGTTAGCAATAACTGATGTGGACTTGGGTCCTGAAGATTTCGCAAAGGTGGGAATTTCAGTGAAGATGCAACGTAGACCTAAGCCATGTGAAGCGTCCTTTTGTGGTATGGTGTTCACCAGTACTGGTGAAATTGTACGAGAGCCGAGGAGATTTTTGGAGAAGTTTGGTTGGACTGGATCTTTCTTGGCGTCAGATGAGTATATGATGGACTGTTTATTGAGGGCAAAAGCTTTATCGACATTATTTGAGACCCCTCAATGTCCAATTGTTGCTCCTCTGGCTCATCGAGCTTTAGAGGTTACTCGTGGAGCTGTCCCCCGTTTTGTTTATGACGGGTTCCATGATGTAGTGCCCGATGAGAAGAGTGTTGTGGATTATAATCCCAGTAACGAAGTTAGAGTATTGTTTGCTTCGTTGTATGGTATTTCAGTTGAAGCTCAACTTAAGGCTGAATTAGCAATTAAGAAAGGTGATTTTGCTACCTTATCAGAAATAATCCCACCCACTCGTGCATTTTCCATGTATGAAGCACGTTATGTGCTCAAGTTGTGAAGGGAAGGAAAACCTCTACAAACCTA